GCACGTGTTGTTAAGTCTGCCATTACACCAGAACCATAACGACCAGCTAATGATGATGTGCCTAATGCACTTTTAATAGCATCATTATATGCAGTAGTAGCTGAAGATACAGCAGGTTTCATTGCTGCTTCAAAATATGGGTTAGGCGCTAAATATTTTCCTGTAAGCACATCATATTGTTGACCCATTGCAGCGCCTGTAAGTGGGCTACCTGCTTTTGCTGCTGCTTCTGCTGCTTTTAATGACTCTAAAGTTTGTGTAGATGGTGAAACATAAGTAGCACCTGGGAAATATTCTGGACCTGGAGCGCCATATAGTGTTTTAGCCTCTTGTAAACCATATTCTACGAATGGTCTTACAGTAGGATCTAATTCAGACTTAGTGGTAGATGTTCCACTACCACCTCCACCTGATCCACCGCCTCCGTAAAATGTAAAGTAATCACCTAATGCTGGTAATAACCATTTTAAATTCAGTAATTTCATATTGCTTTCCTTAAAGTATATATTCCCATGTTTGAGGTCTAAAACCCATTTTTCTAGCATTACGTTCCCATCCACGCCTTGCAGATGTAAATGTAACTTTAGACTTACCGCCTTGTTTTGCTATTGCTTGTATTTCTTGAAATGCTTGGTGAAATAATGACTCATCATATAATGTTGACCATGTGGCCCATACATGCAGAGCATTACCTATTGGTTGGAGTACTACAAAACCTACTGCTTTATTATTTACAATGCCTATAAATAGCATTGATCTTTGCTCATAACAGTCACAATAAATGTCTTCTACGATCCATTCATTATGGCCTTTTGCTCTTATTAACTCTAAACCGTGTTTAATGTAGTCCCAATGTTCTCTTAATTTATCTTTAGGTATATAGTGTAATATCATCCTACTATTATATAACGATATACCTTGTTCGTGCCTGTATTTGCAGGATGCGATATAATAGCTTGTCCCTTACTTTGTGAGCTAATATAAGGTTCTGTAAATAAGTTAGTGGTAAATGAGTTAGCACTTAAATACTGAATAGTTAAAATTGCACTTGGTGTTGCAGGTCTAGTAGGAGTTGTTTGTGCTGCTAAATGCTCTATTGTAACGTCTGTAGAAGTGGTAGCCCATGCTAAACTTACATAGTCATTTTTAGCTAGTTCTATATTAAAATTTAATGCTGCAATAAGGTGACCATCTGTTCCACCATGACTATTAGGTACAGAAAACTTACTGTTAGAACCTGCTACATCTGAACCATTCTTTCTAAACCATACATCTACGTCTTGAATAGCTACGTTTGTATTATTAAACTGTAAACTAAATTGCACATTATAAAGACCAGAATAGTCTACTTTAACTTTATAACCATCTACAATACTTGTACCTAAAGAATAGTCTGTAGTATTTAAAGTAATATTAGCTGTAGCAGTTGTCGTTGCTATACTTTGGTCAGTCGTATCTTGGAAAGCACCGTAAGGAAAGTATGTACTCGCTGCAGTTTGTGTAGTAGGTGATAAAGCAATATATGAGTTATAACCTATACGTTCATCATTAATAGTCGTAGAAACAGCACCTGACGCTACTAATGTAATTTCACCTGTGTTATTAGACTTACCTTCTACTAAATTGTTTACTATTTCTGCAACTTCTCTTGGCGTACCACCTTGCCAATTCAGTTTACGATACATGTCTCTAGACATTATCTACCACCACTTTGTGTATAGTCTACGTCTATAGAAATAGCATGTGTCCATGTTCCTGTAGGTATGACTCTAATTCTGTGATAACGACCATAAGAACGTAATGGGCATTTACCGTCTGAGTTTTGTGTAACTGTAGACTTATATGTAATAGCGTCATCTAATTCTTTACGAGATGCAATAGCCATAGTGACTGCACCATTATCTACTTGCGCCCTACCATTAGTCACAATAGAGTTATATCCAAATTCCATTTCACCTACGACTATTTCAGCAGTAGAATTTGCACCTGTAAATGTAGCAATTTTAGCACCATCAGCACCACCTAGTAAGAACTTACCACCTGACCATACACGTGAGTCTAAAGATGCAGGGAGTGAGTCTAATGTACCATAAGCGTCTAATGCTTCTAAAGTAAATGCAGATGAAGCTAGAGATACAATATATTCTAAAGTTGTATCGGCAGATGACCATTTTTTAACTAACCAATTGTAGATAAGTAAAGAACGACCACCTGAAGTATTAGGGAAATTCCAAATTACAATATTACGAATTGGATCTATAGCAGCACTAATAGTATCTTGTTGTGATACGTTCATATTATCGTAGAAGTATTCGTCTACTTTATCGTTACCAATGTTCATCACATTAGTACCGTCACACATATAGAAACCATCATCAGCTAAGAAGTATGTATTAGGTCCGTATTGTGTGATAGAACCTGGTGTATTACAACCTAAATTACGTGATATAGCGTCAAATTGGAAGAATAATGGGCTACCAATATATGACATACGGTAAATAGCACGTTCTAGTAGAACAATACCAAACTCTCCACCTGTAACACCAACTATATTACCACCTTCGGCAATTATCTGATAGTCAGCTTGTGATGCACCACCACTTGTCCAGTCTGTTTCGTCATTAATATCTGACCATTGGAGTTTGTTAGGTGTTCCTGATATATTAGCAGCGACTACAAAGTCACGAACTACAGTAATGTATTTAGCGATAGGTGCGTCAGCAGATACGTCTGCAAAAGCAGTAGATGAACCTACATACCATGCTTGTATTTTAGCGTTGTTATTAGAAGCTAATACAGCATTACCAAATTGTGTAAAACTCCAACGGTCTGAGCTAGAGTATCCACCTGACTTAGATACATCATCTAGTCCTGTAGTGCCTGGGTTAAACTTAAATAGTTTAGTAGCGCCACCTGCAAATAATACTGTGCTTAACTCAAATTTAGCTGCGGTAACATTGTTTAAGTCTTCACTTGCAGCAGTAGAATAGTCAGCAGAAAGTGGAAATGGACCATAACCTATAGTAAGAGGATAGACATTATTAGCTGTTAAAAGCGCATTTGTAGTCGTAGGTTGGTCTGGTAACCATTCTGTAAATGGTATTCTTTGTGTAGGCATTACTCACCCCAATTTTGACCGTTAAGTACCTCTATAAGACCTTCTACGTTTGTAACACCTGCAATAGCTGTTTCTAGTCTGTTAGCTTCAGTTACGATAGCACTACGTTTAGCAACAATGTCTGTAGGAATATCTACATTGCGTTCTGCTTTGCGAATAATATACCAGTCAGTTTGAGCTAGTAATGAACCAGCAGTTTGTTTAACTTGCGCGATAAAGTTAGACTTTAAACCTTTTGTTGTATACTCTTTACCTTCTACAGTTTCAGTTACATCTTCTAATGCTTTAGGGTTGTTAATGTTGCCATCCCAATAGAACCTATCGTCAGCACGAACAGCATCTGCTACCCATGTGATACCAATAGCTAGTTTTTGTGCTTCTGTAGCTTGGTTAAGCCAACCAGAACCATATTGGTTACCATTAGCGTCATAGAAGGATGTGCCTTCTGGTAAGTGTTTTCCGTTTATATAAAACATAATTTTTCCTTATCTTGCGTTAGCGTTTTTAAATGGGTTTTCTGCGAAGGCTATGTATATGTATGTTGCACCTGAATTATTTTGATTGCCATTAGTTGTTCTAATTTTAAATCCATTAGAAATAATATCTATATCGCCATTAGCGGAATATTCTGCATCAGCTAAATTTGCTAAAAGTGTATTACTACTTGCGTTATATGTATTTCTAGATGTATCTTTTATAGCCCAATCTTGTCCTGCCGCACTTGTTAATTTTGTCATTACATATTTAGGTCTAAATCCTGTATATATAAATGGCCCATCAGTTGATCCATTTCCGGTATAACTTCCAAATTTACTAAACCCTGCTATTTCTGCCCAGCAATAGGCTACATAAGT